CATTTGTGCGACTTATTTTGTATCTCGATTATACGCCCCTCCGATCAGTGCTGTCAAGTTATTTTTTGCATTTTTGCGAAATCGCCAGTTTTTTTAGAAAATTTATGTTGCATTTTTGCTACATTTATGATATTGTTAGGTCAAGAAAAGAGTAATGGGGGTAGTCAACATGACTACAGGGGAACGAATGAAAGCCCGAAGGAAAGAACTGAATTTGTCTGCGGAGAAAATTGCTTCTGAGTTAGGTGTGTCGCGCGCAACAATATATAGATACGAAAAAGGAGATATTGAAAAAGTTCCTGGCCAATTTTTAGAGCCTCTCGCGAAAGCCTTGCATACCACCCCTGCCTATCTCATGGGTTGGGATGACGATCCGGTCGACTATGATGACGGAGAGATAGTTTCATCCATACCCTTAAATTATTTAGAGCTAGGCGATGGTGATGTAAAAAAAGCCTACCAAATTCAACAAGCGGTAGACAAAGATGTTCTGCAAAACAATGCCTCTTATATCCCATCAGAGCGTGTTGTCTCTATCCGCTTCTTAGGCTCTGTGGCTGCCGGATACAACCAAATCGCCAATGATGAGCATGAATTTTTGAATGTCCCCGAGGACTGGCTCGGCCGCCGTCGGCCGGATGATTTCTTTGCACTGCGCGTTAAGGGTGACAGCATGTATCCTAAATATTGTAACGGTGATGAAATCCTGTGCCTGCACAACGAATCACCGGCCGAAAGCGGCCAAGTATATGTTGTCCTATACGGGGATGAGGAAGCCACACTGAAAAAGATAGAATGCTCACCGAATGAGGACTATATCGATTTGGTTCCCATCAATCCCATGTTTCCGCCAAAGCGGATTGAGGGTGCTGACATAGACCAGTTCCGTATCCTTGGCAGAGTGGTCCGGCTGATCCGGACTGAAGATATAGACAATGAAGAAGGGGTTTGATCCATTATGGCAAAAGTATGCGGAATTTGCGGTAAAGAACTCGGCATGATGACAGCAAAAGTAATATTGAAAGACGCAGTTTTATGCACTGATTGCGCTAAAGATCTGCCGCGTTTATCCGTTTCACAGGATCCTTTTACGCTGGAAGAGGCAAAAGAGATAATTCGTCGCAAAAAGAGCCGCATGGAGTACGAAGCAGGCGGATACACAGGCCCCACTCCAGAGTATGTTGTATTGCAGGTTGTATTGAAAGAGGCTTTTCTTGGCACTGAGTCAGGAAATTTATCTGAGCTTGAAGCGATTATAAATAGGCAAGCTTCAAAAGGATATCGACTTCATACCATCAGCACTGCTTCGGCTGGGAGCAAAGGCTTCGGTGGCGGTGATAGAATCCAGGCAACTCTTGTATTCGAAAAGTTACAATAACTTTATGCTTTCCGAACTTTTTCGCCCTTTTGCATTTCCCGATTTTGCGGGCAGTTCGGCACCAATCTGCGGGAATTTCGGAATACCGTTTTGCCCGCAAATTCTGTGCGGGCAGTTCGCTACCATGCAAAACGCGGGAATCCGAACTTTTCTTTTCAATTCGGTGATGAAATGTCCATCAACCCGCAAAACATCGAGATAATTTTTCGGTTTGGTTTTTCGCGAAATGCCGAACTGCGGCGTATATGGCGTGAGATTTTGCTTTTTCCATCATCCGTCTCGCCAAGCCGCAGCGAATTTGAAAAGAGCCGAAATGAGAACTTTTTGACCGATTTGAACAAACCGAATCTTGAAACCTTTCCGACAGAATTGCAAAAAAATCCCGCCCCGGTGTTGACGCACCAGAGCGGGAGCAAGGAAATCCACCATATATTTTACGGAAAGTTTTATTTTGTTATTGCAAATATAATTTATAAGTTATAAAATGAATGCGTGGTGAATATATTGGACATCATAAAAGATAAGTTATACAATAATATTTATCGTGTTGATGTGTTTGAAAAAGAATATAAAAAGATGTTCGGGAAAAGTAAAAGTCTATACTTTAGAGAGCATGAGCAGCTCGCGATCAACCTTCACATACTCGATACCGAGATGAATGCCGCGCTAGAGCGTGACCAGTTCCATGCAGTAATCGGACATTCGCCGTTGTATTCTATTCGCCATATCAGTCAATCAAACCCGCGAGTATTATTCATTTTCACTGAGTCAGACGGTGCTGTTGTACTGCTATCCTGTACACTCGAAAAAAGCAAAAGTGACTATGATGCAGCGATTGCGCGCGCCGAAGAACGACTGAATTTATTAGAGGAGGATTGACTATGGGTTTATCCGATAAAATCAAAAATGCAAAGCAAGGAACATCTCTATTTGACGACATTCCAGCAGATCGGATGTTTGCGCTAAAAAACCGCGCTATAATCGCCAACGCTATATACCATGAACGTAAAAGGCGTGGCATGAGTCAAGCTGAATTTGCAGATCTTTTCGATGTAGCGCAGCCTATGGTTTCCAAATGGGAAAGTGGTGAGTACAATTTTTCCATTGATGGATTAAGTAGTCTGTTCTATCGATTGGATATTCCTTTTCTTTTGCTCACACCCCATATGGATGTAGCGGCTTCTGCTATGCCAGAAAGATTTACGGCGTGTTCCTCCGAGGCAACCAGTAACGGCAAACTTAATGTG